GGTTGCCAGCCAGTCCAGAACCCGCTCCAAGACTTCTGCTCAGTGTTGTAGACATATGTGCGGTTTGGAACCTGAAGCCCGTCAGAGCATATAGAGATTAAATAACGCTTATCGTAAAATGCAGAGCAAGATTTAGACTGGAACCCGTCCGTATTATGCTTGAACTGATCGTTTATAGGGGCGGAAAGGGGAGTGGAAACATCTGTTTGCGCTCCAGACTCAATCGTAGACAGGCTTCTCACCCCATCAGAGGCTAGGAAAAACACATCAGAGCCAACCTGCTGCACCGACCTGTGCGCCACACAACCTACCCTATTGTTAATCAGCTTAATAGACCAGTCAGCGACTGCCGCCGCTGGATTAGCCTCAACAACCCACACGCTACGCTCCTTAAACACAAGTAAGTTGTAGGAGTACCAAGAGGCTATGGCTGTTATTGGATCGCCTGTGCCGTCACCAACCCGTATGGCGTTACCTATAATGTCCCAGCTTTCCCCGTCTAAAATGTCGCTGACGTAAAGCGTATCACTGGGGATAGCGGTATCGGCGGATGTGCAAAACAATCTGTTAGTGTGGGAAGTAAGTAGCTTAGGCTTAGAAGGAGTTTGCGACAGGTGCGCCACACCCTTTGCGTCAGTGCCGCCAGACGGGGCAGACGATAAGGTAACTGTAGGAGGGACTGTAGCGGTGTACCCAGAGCCTCCGTCCGTAATGTCAATGCTCTGAACTTTGCCGCCGTACCCCAAAACAGCCGTTCCGGCGGCTGTAGAACCACTGCTAGTAGAAAATGTTACGGTTGGAACTGATGTGTACCCACTGCCAGTGTCGGTCATTTCAACACTGGTTATTTTTCCTACGGTAATTGACTGAGAAGCAGAGGAGTCATCAACATAAGCCAGACTCCCTACCCCATCGCAGTAATACATCCGATCAACAAGCTGGGCAAAGTAAACCGAATCTGCTGTTGAACTAAATGTGCCGCCTGTATCCCCAATAGTGCCAGTGTCACCAATAATCTTAATCTTGTAAGTTGATCCAGTCGTATCTGACTCTGCTGCAACAATCTTTTCGACTGTAGGTGTGTCAAAATAGGCAATAGACTTAACCGATCCGGTAAAGTTAGAAGTCCACAAAAAGGTGGTACTTTCCCACGCTGTCGTTATGTCGCCCCAAACCGAATCAACAACATCACCAACTAGCTGTGCCACGCCTTTGCGGCTCACAATGTTGCCAAAGGTGTCGAAGTCAGTGTTCTTCCCTATAGAGTAAGCACCCTCGGCAATCGTGTTCTTACGCACGTTACTTGCTTGACCGCCGGAAAATGATACGTCTCCGTCGAAGGCAATCTGATCGTCAAGCTGGCTGTTCTCTTGTATAGGCATTAGCTTACAACATCTCGGAAGTTAATCTCTTGCTCTGTGTGCGGGATTATGCGGCTAATGTTTTGCTTCTGACCATTCTCTAGGTCGCGCATAATCTGTATGTGCGATGCAGCCTCAGTAAATTTAAGCTGGGCTTTCTGATACTGACGCGAACGCTCAAGCATATCTCCCTCCGCAAAAGCAAGCAGAGCATTGTCAATGCCGTTAAGAGTGGGGGAATCATTATCACCCAACGCAACCCACTTCAGCTTGCCTAGCACAAATAGAGTGCCAGTACTGTCCGGTACTGGCACAGGCTTGATCCGGCAGTTGCCACTTCCGTCTTTCGGTAGGTTGACAAAGTTGGTTGGGGTAGCCCTACGGGAAGAAACATTCTCCCACATATTAGGATCAAGCTGAAAAAACGTAACCCACTCTTCGTTAAAGATGTTTACCCCGTCAGTGTCTCCGGTTTCGGTAAACCGAATAGCCACAGGGAAATCAATCTTAGTAGTGGGCGCAGAAGAGCTTTGGTAAAAGGTAACTGTGGGCGTAGAGTCCAGCACAATCTCTGTGTCCTCTGCGGCTACAGCCTTAGATGCAACACCTAGTGTCTCGTCCCACAGGCCGCTGTCCCAGATCATCTGGTAGCGGCGATTAATAAAGTCTTTGCACACAGATACAGACGAGCTATCGGTGTCCGAAAGCTTCGTCGTAACAAAGTTAGATAGTTCTGTAAGTGTCATCTTATTATAAAATTGTATACCCCCAAGGGTTGTAACTTGAGGCACTGGTTTGAGACTTGTTTAAGTCTGTGTTGCAGTAGCACGCCCTCACGACCCAATAGTTACCAGAGTGACTCCCGCCTCCGTGAAGCACGGGCGTACACGCACCATATTCACTTGCGTAGGCTGAACCACCGCTATTGTAATCGGTTGGGTGCGGTAACTTGAATGCGCCTTTAGCTTGGTTTGCATTAGTAGACGCCATTCCGCTAACCCACCCAGTGTCACTACTAAACCCGCCGCTTGCTTGAGAAGCAGTAACCCTGCTTTCCCAACTGCTAGAGCTAGTCAAGTCTCCGCCTACATACTTAAACCAGCCTCGGCAGCTGGCAGAGTTGTTATCCCTAGACGCAAAGTTTAACGTGCCTAAATCTATTACCTCGTTTAGTTCTGGATGCCACATAATCGGCTTCCACGTTCCAGAGACATTAGTCCACGCCTTTCGTACACGCTTAAACTCGCCAGACGCATATACCTGCATTCCATTAAGCCTGTCCCAAGTGCCGCCATCATTCACATACCAGCGAGAAAACCCCTTACCGCCAGTAGAGGTGTCTGAATCCCAGTTGGATGTGGTCGCCATTTCTAGTTGTAGTATTGTAGGTGAATGTCACCGTCACTTCCCCCAGACGGGGTGCTAGTCGAGTAAGTGTAAGTCGGGCCAGCACTCCCGCTAGATGCGGCTGTAATCCGCCCCTGAGCATCTACAGTTATGCTTGCTGCGGTGTACGACCCAGCAGTAACAGCAGTGTCAGCCAACTGGTCAGCACCAACTGCGTCATCAGAAATAGTCGCCGCCGCTGTTACATTCCCACTGCCGTCAAATGCTGCGGAAGTCCACGCTATGTCTCCAGTAGCTGAAATAGTGCGGCCAGTTGTTAGCGTGTCAGCGGAGCCAGTTACGTTGCCTGTAACATTTCCAGTTAGATCACCAGTTACGTTGCCTGTGACATTCCCAGTTAGGTTACCAGTTACGTTGCCAGTAACCGCTCCGGTTACATCTCCAGTCACGTTTCCAGTCACGCCTCCGCTTGCTGTAATAAGTCCGGTAACTCCCAGTGTAGTGTCAAACGTAACAGCACCAGTTGCATTCAGAGTGCCAGCGCGAACTCCGGTAGTCGAAAGAGTCAATCCGCTGCCAGTGCCGCTGCCGTTGGTTACGTTTCTAAATGTGCCATCCAGACTGGCTACGTTTAAAAGCTGTGAGTAGGTACTGGCTACTGTGCTTCCTTGTAAATCACCCATTATTCTGCCTCAATTCTACGTTCTAGTTCGTTTATGTATTTCCCAAGCTCTATGACTAACGCCTGACTTTCACTGTTCTCCGTCACCTGCTCCATCCCCAGTGGATGCCTCTCCGCTATCTCTCGAAATCCGTCCAGCTTCACGCTCACGCCGCAACCGCCGCTCACGAGCAGCAGTAATAAGATCAATAACAGCTTTATCTTTTTCATCTTTCCTTTGCTGTGCAACGTGTGCCGTGTGGATGTCCCCTAACCGCTCCAGCGCGTCCAATATCTTCGGTACTGCGCGAAGAGCGGCTAGGAGATCAACTATCATTTTTTGGTAGCGTATTCCTTCACTGCATCGACGATGCCCTGTCCGCCAATATAGGCAGGAACAATGACAATCACTGCGCCGATAATTTGCTCTGACATTTCCGGTGAGACTCCCGCCCACTCAGTTGCCAATACGGTTAAAACGCCGCCAATAGCGACCCACAACTTTCTGCTTTTTAGTTTATCTTTCATATTACTCTCCACCAAACAACTTACTAAACGCTGCCGCTCCACCCGCTGATCCTAATCCAATCGCTCCGACAAGTTTCCAGCGAAACTCCTCTAAATACTTTAACCTTAATGAATGATTGTTCATTCGCTCTGCAATCTCATCAAGACGGTCAGCTATATGTATCTGACGGGACTCTATTCGAGCAAGCTGTGCCGATAATGAATTAGGATCATAATCCGCCATCTTCTTGCTCCTTTTCTTCAGCCTCAATCCGGTCACGCTCGGCCTGTTCGTTTGGGTCTAGCGGCCAGTTCTTCTTAATCTTGTCAAAATCTTCGTAGCTTTCAGCAGCGTTGTATTCACCTTCCAAACGGTCTGCCTCGGCAATTACAGCGGCACGGTATTCGGCCCAATCCTCTGCCACCGCTCGGTCACGCTCTACGCTGGCAATCACCATCCAATCGGATTGAGCTAACATCTTACCCGCAGTGTCTTTAGCCCGAACAATGCCGTTAGCTTTTTCTCGCTCTAGTGGCGCACGAACTACTGGTGGTTCCTCTGGCGTAACCCAGCTAATGCCTTGAGCCTCTTTGTCGGCAGGTGTGGACACCCGAAGCCAGTTGGCGGGGAATGAAATGTTGTTGTGGGTGAACGCCTTGTCTAGCGGGAGTGCGCGTCCTTCTGTTGTAATATATGGCATGATTAAATCTTTCTGCTATCTGGCGTTGCTTGGGGCGGAGAAGGGCTGTTCGCTAAAGGCAGCGTAGATAAAATCATTGTCGTTACCGTTACACGCCTCTAATCCATTTCGGAGCTTCACCCCGTTGCTAACAAAATCTACATAGTAAGATGCGTTTGGGGAGGACTCCGCAGCACTCGATTGCGCCATCATAAGGTACGGAATTACGTTGTACCCATCTCTCTTTGAATCGTACATCCACCATTCCCCGCTGCTGTCAGTTCGCTTCAGCATAAAAAATGCAGGGCGAAAACCTAAATATATAAATGCCCCATCCGCGCTTCCATTACCCGTGTACTTGCCGAACTTTGAATAGCCCTCAACAGGCGTCCAAGCGTACATAACATAATCTACCCCACTTTCATTCGTGTATAAGCTATCCGAACTATCGTAAACCGTATTGATTATCGTATTTTCAGAACCGCTTTTGGGTATCAGAATATTGTAGTATAACTGATATGCAGCATCTGTTGTATTTAGATGTAAGTGCGCGTGTGTTCCATAGCCGGAATCAGAGTAAGGAAGAGCGTGTTTATGGTAAACGTGCCAGTTCCCCTCGGATGCAGAACTGCTCCTAGATTTTGCAATGATGAACTCTGGCTCGTCTCCGAGGGAGTGTGTTATTTCTTGAGTATCACCATCGCTACTTCCGTTGCCGCTGTAGGTGATGATGCTGAAGCCAGCGGATGCGTTATACTTCTCTACTGGGCCACTATTGCTAGTAAGTGTAGCTGTGTCACTTCCGGTGTAGCTAGTGGTAGCTGATTTAAGGGAGTCGCCATTGGCCCAGCCAGACGGGGGCGAGTAGTTGTAGTCAGTGCCGCCGTCATCATTTGAGGAGTTGTTAGTTGTCCACTCTGATGTAGAGCCATCTAGTATGGTAATCTTCTGCTCATTTAGGAGGTCATTGTATGAGTTAGGGAAGTCACTTGAATCCCCGTCTGCCGTAGTGTCGTAATGCCATTTGACTGTTATCGCGTTTAAGTCCACGCATTTTAGTTCGTATGTCTGTTCGGACGAATCAGACATAGAATCTCCTGCTTCGTCCATAGACCTAACGGCTACCTTGCCTAGTGACACCAAGCCGCTGCTTCGGTTTTCCCAAAGCTCCATATACACATTTGGCAGGTAAGTGCTGGAGTCGTAAAAGCCGCCACTAGCATCAGCATCCCACGCATCCCCGCCAGAGTCCTCGACTTTAACTGTGTAGGTGGTTCTTGTAGAAGTTGGGCTTTGGTGGGCTTTCCAGTTCCACGCGACATAGTTTTGCCCCGATGTGTTCGCCATCCCAATAGCAGAATCGCTGTTGAGTGAGAAACCGTCACTTGTAAAAGAGTTAAAGGCACTGGAGCCGGAGGAACTATATTGATTTTCTTCCCCAGTGCTGTTTGAAACTAAATAGCTAGTGGCTCCAATTAAACTGTTTTGAAGGTAATGGTTTTGTGATCCGGTTCTGCTTTTAACCCAAACTAAATCGGGTTGGAACTCCAATGAAACAGCATCAGTGCGGTCATTAGTGCTGTTGCCGGAATACGTTGCTACATCGAAATGCTCTGACGGCGTAACGGCGGGGGCAGCGAGATTCGCCGTGCATAGTGCCAAGTAACCAGATGGCGGGGCGTAGCGGAAATCACCGTTACCGTTTTCGTCAGCAGCATTGGCAGAACCACTCGCTACTGTATTAGCAAAAGTTGAGTCCTGTCCAAAATTGGCGATAACAGTTGAGTTAGTCCACGGCCTCACGGTGGGATAGAACGTGGTGTCGGCTGGGATGCTGTGACTGCTGCCCGTTAAGTCACCGCCATAAGTCGAGGATGGGAATGTTGATGTTAGGGTCGAATCTCCGTCACTCCACTCACCGTTCTTATGGAAGTACATCTTCCTATTAGTGACATCAAACGCACACCCAAAAACATTACCATTTCCGCTTGCATGACTTCCGCCAGCCCACCCAGCGTTAGCAGACCCTGTTCCGTCTTTATGCTGAACCACAATTCCGTGGTTGGGGTCACTGCTGGTTGCCACTCGATTGTAGAGTACCCAAAAATCAGTCACTGATTGTTCCTTGTTGCTGAACATCTCACGAGTCGTAAACCCTCCCTGTGTCCAATCTCCAGTTGAGTACCACTCGAAATACCACTTACCCGATGACACGCCCAATGTGCCGTGACCGTTAAAAAATTTAAGGGAGGATGTTAGCTTGAGATTGCCTTCTGATAGACCTGTGGTTGGGTTGGCGTCATACGAAATGGAGTCAGTTTTTGTTTCTGCCAGAGGATTAATTAGGCAGTAATTCTTCGTCGGGGTATCCAGCATGACATCGTGGCCACTGATGTTAGTCGGCGTGAAATGATTCTTGTTGCCGCTCTGGTCGCCGCCGAGATAGACGGGGTTAAGCTCGAATGGGGCTGATGGTTTAGTTACGCTGGAAGATGTTGGGTCGTACTTTGCTTCGCCCTTCGTAATGCGAACATCGTAAAGGTAGCAGTTAGCGTAGTGGCCTGTTGCCCCAGTAGAGTAACTGTATGCAGACGCTAGTCTTAAAGCATAACCACTGTTATCAACGACTCCGCCATAACTTGCCGCATTGGCATAACGGGTTCCATCAATAAACAAACCCATATTGCCTGACCCGTCTCTAGTTACAGCAATGTGATGCCAATCTCCATCGTGGGCGAGGGAAACGCCGTCCGAACTTGCGTCCAAACTATAATTAGTTCCGATACTGCCATTTACTCCGTATCCAACCCAATTAACCTTATCAGTACCATTGTTGTGCGTGTAAAGTAACCACCCTTGGTAGCTGGTGTTCCTTCGCCCCTTGCTAATAACTGCATCAGCGGTAGCCCCACTTGCGCCTCCGTTAATATTCGAAACGTGCTGATACCAGAACTCTATCGTAAACGCTCCTGTGCCGAAGGCTATGTCATCGGCGATGGTGTTAGTATCGTTTCCATCATAATAAATCGCAGTTGATTTAGCTGCGGCATCGTAAGGGGTGGAGGCTTTATCGTAAGATGTGCCACTTGTTTTTGAAACTGTATGATTGGAAGTTTCGTCGTGAAGTGAGCTATCGGTCTTAACTGGCTGGAGATGTAAAACGGTGTGACTAGACGTTATTGAGGTATTAACATTAGTGGTATCAGGGTACTCCCCTCCCGTTGCTGTTAACTTCCCAGAAGGCGGTGTAAATTCTCCTGTATAAACAGCCGTTCCTTTAACAACCCGAAAATCATATACCGCCCTATCGGGCCTACTGTAAGTAGAATCTGAAGAACCTTGCCATCTGTTTAGGGTTAAATCGCCCGTTGAATTGTTCCAAGACCATCCAGATGTGTTTTGGGCAGTTCCTAATTCCTTTCCATCTACATAAAGTTGAGTGCTTCCAGAGTTTTGCACAACTGCAACGTGATGCCATTTCCCTAAAGTTGGGGTGAATGACCTATGGAAGTAGCGGTTATTTCCATCGTAAGCGTAGTAGCTTCCATAAAACCTTAAATAACCGCTGTAATATAAAATATGCCAATCTGATCCTGTCCCATAAGATGACCCCGCCCAACTTTTTTGAGCTAATGTCCACGATTGGCTTGTCGCGCCATCCCACTTAAACCAGCCCTCAATAGTCCAATCGTCAGTTGAAAGTGTTAAATCGTCAGAATCGTCTACAGTAACGTAATCTCCAGACGCATCAAAATAAATCCCCCTATCGTCACCAGTAAACGGATTGCCAACTGCAATGCTATGCTCTGGGTCGCCTTCAGTAGAAA